CTCTCATAATCGGAACATCCATATTAGAATTAATCTTAGAAAGGTAAGGATTATAGACACCAATTTGCTCATTACTACAATGAACATATTGGTCTTGTGAGCGGCCTTTAACCGAATTATCATTAAGTAAATCGGAATTTAAAGGTGAGCCCATTCTCATAAATCTATTACCGTACCAAACTCCGTTAGCGTAAGCAACACCTAAGAAATAATCAGCAGAGAATTCAAATTCCCTATTGGTAACTAATTCTTTATAAAATATATCGTCAGCCTCGTTGAGTTTAGATATATCACCTTTAGCACGAAAATAGTTTCTATCGTGATTTTCACAAGAAACATCTCGTGTAGAAGTAGGTTTAGTTTCAAACTGGTCCACAGAGTTCTGATACTTACCGTCAGAATAACCGGGACCACAATTATTAGTAAACGGGTCGTAAATAACAACCAGTTTGGAAAAATGAAAGCAACTAATATACAGCTGCTTAATCTCCGACCAACCACCCTTAGGAATATAAAAATTATGCAAATATAAATTTATACAATTATGCAAATATAATAATGAATCTGTCCACAAATATCAACAAGTTTCTGGAACTTCCAGACCCTTGTTCTTATATCGCCAAAAAATCATCGATCTAGAACCGCAATCAGGCAAGTCGTACTTCTTAAGTACATAATTGTACATCTTCTCGAACAACCTGAATTCTTTTCTACACCAACAATAATTTTGCATATGAGAATTAAGAGCTTGGGGTAAATCCTCAAGCTTATTCAACCGCAACTTATAGATATGTTTTGTGAATCTAACAGGATAAAAAGTAACCAGGCCATTATTGTCTAAATGAAATTCATTTGAAAAGAACTCATTACCAATAATACCCGTAGTTATTTTTTCTGGTGCAACATCAATACCCATATTACGTATTTTTTCGTAATACAAGTCAGTATTGAAACCAGGTGGAAACGAATCTAAATCATCATCCCCACCAGCAACCATATCAAAATTATTGATGATATCATCATCAGATACGCCACAACGCATAAGTGCTAACGTATTTAGCACAATTTGCGCGAACGTATTAGCATCTATTGTAAGATACCATCCTGATTTCATAATACCATCAATAGTCTGTTTAAAC